ACGCTTTGGGGGTTTTGGTGGCTTAGTCTTTTTTTCTGGCTTTATTTCAACAAGGTAGGTCTGAAGTTCTCCTGTCTTTTCCCTGACAACAATTCTAAAATCTATGAAGTATCTGTGTATTTTTCCGTCTATGTCATATCGATATGGGATGATTGTAGTTTCACTTGACCATTCCACAATGGAATCCTTCAAATCACAATAGTCCATGAACTTTCTTTCCCACGAACTACGATAAATAATTTGAGTGGGATTTCCCCTATACTTTCTGGGGTTCTTTGGTGTGAACAATCCTTGTAGGTATTTCTTTTCTCTAGACATAGCGACACCAATATGAACGAAAAAATATATTCAGAAAACCAGACCATCCCAATCCAACTTGAGTTTCCTCTCATAGCGGCACTCGGCACACAGACAAAAAAACCATACGAGCAGGACAACACTCTTCAGGACATGATACTGTCTACCAGAAAAAGGGGACAGTTTCACGATGCCACCGTAAACGATCCAAATCTAGCGGATATAGACTTCAGAGCAAAGAATGATTTCCTGGACATACCTTCTTTTCTTTCATATCCATTGGATCTTGGCAGGAACCGTAGATATCATCACTTCATTGTATTCAATATTTATCAGGGAGAGTCTGATTCCGTCAGACTGAAGCAAAGGCAATTGAATCAAGTGTCTGGTGCTTTTCTAGCAAAAGGTCAAATTGGATTGGGTGGTCAGGATGGGTCAACACTTGCCTTTGAAAATGCTCGCAGAGTTCTTTCCGCAGCGGGTTTTGATGGCGAGCAATTGACTGAACTTTCCAAAATGTACTCAAAAACTTTAACCGAACTTTCAACTGATGGTGTAGTTTCGGATGAACGAATAAATGCACTTGAAGAGGCTTTCATGGGAAGACTGCAAGCAGCATATAGACAAAAGACAGAAGAGGGTGGTCAGGATGGGGAGTTGACAACTGGAGACAAGTTTTCTGCACTTGTGGATACCGCTGGTGGATTCGTTTCAGATGCTGGTGGAGATGTTTGGGAATATGTGGCTAAATTCATGCAAGAGACATTGCGGGACAATCTAGATCCATCAAATCAGCAACCAATCAATGAGAGTCAGGTTGGAGTTTCGGGCAAGAAGGTCAACAGAGCCAAAAAGGACAACAACATTCTACTTGCAAATAGAAGGTTTAATTTTGCCAACAAGAAATCAAAGGATACTATTTGCCTGTACATGCCACAGAAAATAGCATTCAATGATCAATTGATCTATAGCGAAGAAGATTTTGGTATGACCAAGCAACTTCTGGACACACTTGCCACTAAAAGAGGTGGTCTATCGGGACTAGTTGAGAAGGCTGGAACAAGCAAGGTTGCTGACCTTGTATCCAAAGCAGGTAATGTGGTTGGAATTGACAATGTCAATATACAGGGTATCAGGAACGCAGCCACCAGAAGCACCGCAAATCCAAGAAGAGAAATGTTGTTCAAGGATGTAACTATCAGGAGTCACTCCTTCACATTTCAATTTGCACCAAGAAATCAGGAAGAGGCTGATACCGTACTGAACATAATAAGAATGCTGCGATATCATGCATATCCAGGTCTTTTAGGTGGCGGTGGACACTTCTTCACATTTCCTGCTGAGTTTCAGGCGACATTCTACACCATAGCGCCAGATGGATCGGTTTTGGTCAACGACAATCTTCCAAAACTTCCAAGGTTGGCATTACAATCCGTTTCTGTTGACTATTCTGATGCTGGTGACTTCAAGACATTCACCGATGGAAAACCAGCATTTATAAGAATAGATCTTGGTTTCCAGGAAATGGAACAACTCACAAACGAACACATAATTCACGGATACTGATCAATGTACGACAAATTACCAAGAATAAGGTACATAACCCCACAGGGATTCAAGGAAATCTCCGATATAACAACGACCTTCAGGGTTCAACAAAAAGTCCTTGAAGAGGGAGCATATCCGATACAGGTGTCTGTTCCAGAAACCGATAGACCAGAGGTATTCTCTCATAGGGTATATGGAGATTCAAAGATGCACTGGTTGATATTGAATCTCAACAACCGCATGAATCCATTCTACGATTGGGTTCTCGGGCCGCAGTCATTTGAAAACTACATGGAAGAAAAGTATCCTGGATATACATTATTTCTTACCGATGTGTCGGGACTGAATGGATTCACGGGATCGTTTCGGATCAATGACATCGTTTATTCCACGGGATCAACTCTTGCGTCTGCACAGCCATCAATAGTAAATTCGTTGAAAAATGCACGGGTTGTGTCATACGATCCATCGTATTGCAGACTGGTGATTGAATTCACACAGAAGACTGCATGGGTTCCTGCTGAAGGAGAGTATATTGCCGGACAGAACACCGATATACTTGGAACTTCAACCTACTATGTTGCGAGAATAGGAAAGGTTATAGAATCACAGTATGCAGCACACCACTTCGAAAATTCGGATGGTGAATTGCTGAATCCAAGAGTTCCTGTTGCCTACCACAATCAATTGATGGAAACATCAAACTTTGGGTTCACCTTTGGAAGCACCCCTCTTGGAAGATATATCCTTGAAGATTTTGGCAGTTACACCATCACGAATAGGGAATATGAGATAGAAATAAATGATGCCAACAGAAATGTGGACATGGTGTCCAGATCATACCTGGACAACATAGAACGCGATGTGGAGATGCTTTTGAACAATGGCTGAAAGCAAACCGTACTCGGATAATGGCTATGACTTATCCCGCCTTGAGATAAGATCGAATCAGGGTGGGGATATGGTTGATCTTCGCAGTCAATTCATTGAAATTGCAATCTATGAGAGCATAGACGATGACAAAGTGGTTGGTGAAGTGCTATTGTCTGATGGTCTAAACTATTCTGAGACAATACCGATTGTCGGGAACGAGACGATATACATTTCATATAAGACTCTTGGTTCAGATGCAAAATATGTTGAGTTGGTTGGAAGAGTTACCGCTCCGCTTGGAAAAGCAAGGACTGAAAACGAAAAGGTTGAGGTTTATAAACTACAGTTTGTTTCGACAGTCACTTTTTCCAATCGGTTGAAGAGAATAAGTTCTTCATATGAAGGAACCATCTCAGGAATGATTTCCACCATATTCAAGGAAAATTTTGGAACAGATCCATTGAAGTTGATGAGTCTTGATTCAACCCAGGGAAGACATCGCTTCATAATTCCATATTGGTCTCCTCTATTTTCTATTCGCTGGATGACTGAACGGGCCTATTTTGGAGAATCTTCGTATTTTGTATTCTATGAGGATGTTGATGGATTCCATTTCAGGGATGTGCTTCTGGCTGCACAAAGACCGCCAACGAAGACTTATCGTGTCGAACCAGTGAATCCTTATAACATGTCCGATGTGAATTCTTTCATGGAGAGAGTACAATCCTATTCAGTTACATCCTATTTTGATCGTTTGGATGAATTTTCTAGTGGCATGTATTCAGGCACATTACATACCCACGATATAACCACCAAGAATCTTGAAACATATACAGTTGATTACAATGACCTGTTTGACAGCAACAGGCATCTAAATAAACACCCCCTGTTTCCTAGAAGAAACAGAGAGTTTAGAAATAGCACTTCATCGTTCAGAAACATGTTGCCAGTTCAACTCGGCAAGTACGATAAAATACGAAACAATGAGGTTCCAAGCAAATATTTCCTGAATAGAAAAAGCCTATCAAAGCAATTTTCCTCTTTCAGAATCACCATTGTTGTTCCTGGTAACTCAACCCTGCGCCTTCTTGATACCATAGATTTCGTTATTCCAAAAATAGGATATATGAACTCCAATGAGGAAGATTGGAAGGATTCATATCTCAGTGGAAAGTACATTATTACATCTCTCAAGACTACTATAAATAAAGTAGGAAACTACAGAACCACCATTGAAATGGCAAAGGATTCCTTGGTGAAGGGAATACCAGACGGTTTTGAGAAAACAAACTCTGATATAAAGTGAAATGGAGAATATAATGGAAGAAAACAATCATGTCATTACACCCAGCGAGACCGAAGAAAAACTTCGTAAGTTGCCATACACCAAGGAAGAACTTCTCGAATGGGAGAGATGGGGAAATGAGAATTTCGGCTATCAAGATAGGAAACGATGATAGATGATAGAGTTCATGGGTCAGGCAGGATTTGTCTGGTGGTTTGGTGTCGTTGAGGACACCGATGACCCATTGAAACTTGGTAGAGTCAAGGTAAGGATATTTGGGTATCATACAGAAGACAAGAAATCTATAGACACGAATGATCTCCCGTGGGCGCACCCATTGCAGGACATAGGCAGTGCTTCTATAAGCGGAGTTGGTAGATCACCAACTGGTCTTGTAAGCGGCTCCCATGTATTTGGATTTTTCAGAGACGGACAAAACGCACAACAGCCAGTGGTGATGTTCAGCGTCGGGGGAATACCAAGGGAACTTGCAAATAGAAACAAGGGATTCAATGACCCGCTGGGAATATACCCGACTGAAAAGGAAGTTCCAGACACAAACCGATTAGCAACGGGGGACGAGACAGACAAGACCATAGTTAAGACCAAGAAGGATGGTAGAAAGAAAGATGTTCCTGTTGCACTCGATTCAGAAGATAGGGAAAAATGGTCCGAGCCAGAGACACCATACAAAACCAAGTATCCAAATAATAAGGTGTTTGCAACCAAGTCTGGAATGCTGGAGGAATGGGACGATACTCCAGAGAAGGAAAGACACCATACCTACCACCCAAGTGGAAGTTTTGAGGAAATTGCCAACGGTTGGAAGGATGATCCACCTGGAACCAGAGTTCATCGAATCGGCGGAAACAACTACGAGATACATGCTGGTGATGACTTCATTCACATAAAAGGGACTGCTAGGATAACCATAGATGGTTCGGCAAAGATATACATTGGTGCTGGTGATGATGGTGGAGACCTTAACATACAGGTTGATCGCGATATAAATCTGTATGCCTCCAAGAATGTAAAGGGAAATGTTGAGGGAGATTTTGAATTGACTGTCAAGGGAAACTACAAGGAGACTATTGAGGGAAACAAGTACTCCACCGTTGGTGGAAATTGTATAGTTGAGACGGGAGATGGATCATTTGTGGTGAATAGTGGAAAGGATGCCGTCATGAAGACGAAGGCCAACTCGGATATTTTCCTATCCGGAACAGCACCATCAATAAAGTTGAATTGTGGTAGATCAAAGAATCTTGATCCCAAGATACCTAGAGGAACGATATGACTATCGAAAAACAGATGAACTGGAGGGGCAAATGGACTTCCGTCGAGGAATATCAAATTGGTGATGTCGTCTATCTTAAGGATAATGGATTTGCGTATGTCTGTTCAAGTAAGAATTTAAAGGGATATCCCCCAACTTTTAAAAAATCAGGATTTGAGGTTCTCACCGAGAATTTTCCAATAACTTTGATAGATGGTGGGCAGTTCTGATGCCTAGTGTAGGTAGAGTTTATCTTGATCAGGCTGGAGGAAGAGTCATGACAGGTTCATCCAGTGTACTGGTGGACAATCTTCCTATTGTAAGATTAGGAAGTTTAATAGAAGATCATGGAAGGTTTGAACATGATTCAGCAAAGATGATAGTTGGATTCAATGGAGTTCTTATTGAAGATCTTCCAGTGTGTACCGCAGGAATGGCGGCTTCGTGTGGACATAGACTTATTTCAAGTAGTAGTGTGGAGGCTGGATAAATGACATGGAATGAAGACCAACCAGGATATCCAAATATCTTTGATGCAGCAAATTGTAGTCTGATATCACAACTTCTTCCCGCTGGAGCAAAACAGTTTCTTGCGGACTTCATGGATGGAAACGCTTTTCGCAATCCAGTTCAGCAGGTTGCTGATATTCTGAAGGATAAGATTGGAGATAGTCTTGGCAGGATAGATGGATTGAGTGGAAATGGAGTCGGTGGTCTTGGGGACTTGAACAATGCATTGGTGAAGGTAAATGACGAACTGTCGGCACTTCTGGCTCATACAAATCGACTCAGCGGAGTCAAGAAAAACAACATTCTACCCAATCTAGAGGAAATAATAGGTGTGATGGGAGCATACAACTCCATAAAGGATCTATTGAAGGATCCTGGAGAATTGCTTGAAGACAATTTCTCAAATGCTTTCTCCTCACTGAACCCACAGATCATCGGTCCTTTTTTCGACAATTTTGGCGATAATATGAACAGCATAGGTGGAGTTCTTTCGAATATAGAGAATCAACTTGCCCTTGCTGGCCTTACTGGTGCATCCGAAGCAGTTGGACAACTGAGGCAGTTGACGGATAATATAAATTCGATCTCGTCAAACATAAACAACATAATCAATAACGACAATTTGGCCTTTGCACTGGCCCTTGCCGCAGTGGAGAGATATGCTCTTGGCAATTCGATAATATCAACATCCCTGACAGATCCCTGTTTTGGGGCGCAGTTGCTCAAAAACATGATACTCAAACCCGAATTGAGTCAAAGTCTTGATGCCGTTGCCACCGAGAATGGTGCCAAGATAGAAGGCTCTCCAGTAAATCTTCTTGATCATATACCAAGTCTTAGATAATTTGCACTAAATATTCTCTACGGAGATCTGAATGGCAAATGTCATTAAAAAGAACATCTTCAAAGACCTAGATTTGGATTTCACCCCTCATCCGGTGACTGGTGATATAACGAAGAAAACCGACGAAGAGGCGGTCAAAAGATCGATTAGAAATTTAATTCTGATGAGTAGATATGACAAGCCATTCAGACCAGATATCGATTCTCGCGTATACAAGTTGCTTTTTGAGCCAGCAAGCCCTCTTGTGGCTATGGCAATACGGTCAAATATCATGGATATGTTGATGGCGCATGAGCCAAGGGCTAGGCTAAACGATGTGCAGGTTGTATTTGATGAGTCGAAAAATTCATTTGGAGTCATGGTTTCATTCATGATGACAAATTCAAGGACAACATCCAAGGTATTCGTAAGCATAGAAAGACTAAGGTAATGCCAAATCGCGTACTAACACCAGTAACGGAACTAGATTTCGACAGGATAAAAGAAAACCTGAAGAATTATCTTTCCACCACAGAAGAATTCTCCGATTACAACTTTGAAGGCTCTGGAATGAGCGTTCTGCTTGATCTTTTGGCATACAATACCCATTATACGGCAATGTATGCGAACATGTTGGCAGCAGAGTCATTTCTTGATTCGGCAGTCCTGCGAAAGTCAATAGTTTCACTCGCAAAAAATCTGGGATATGTGCCAAACTCAATGAGTGCTGCAAGTGCAACCGTTGATGTGGCAATGGGGACAACAAGCGGAGTCCCATCCTCAATTCCAGCAGGATCGAAGTTTTCGGCATCGAAGGACGGAATAAACTATCCATTCACACTGATAGAATCGTTTTCAATAGACAAGAGTTCAGAACCCTACAAGGCAAAAAATGTGGTGATTCGGCAGGGACAGTTCAAGAGTGTTTCTTTCATATATGATCCGGATAGTAATTCCGTTAAGTTTGAGATTCCAAGTAGAAACATAGACAAGAGTCTGACGAAAGTCTATGTCATGAATTCGTCTGTTGATCTTGGAAGTGCGGATGTATCTTGGAAGGAAAACAGCGATTATCTGGAACTTACCCCAACAACCAAGGTTTACTTCATAAATGAAAATCATAAGGGAAACTATCAGATATCCTTCGGTGACGGAATACTTGGTGCCACACCCACAAAAGGTAAT